CAAAAGAGGAGCTGGTCGATTTATTCAAGGTGGACATCAATTCTTTTGAACGTGGTGTTCTTCGACTTTCTCCTAATCTTGCTAGTCATCAAAGCAAATTCGATGCTGTTGTCTCTTTTGCGTACAACGCTGGGTTAGGAAATTACCAACGATCAACCATTCGCATGAAGGTCAATCGTGGTGATTGGAATGGTGCTGCCGAGGCTTTTATGTCGTGGACCAAAGCAGGTGGTAAAGAAGTTGCGGGATTGGTTAAAAGACGCAAAGCAGAAGTAGTTTTGTTTTTAAGTTAATTCTTTGACAAAAATGCCTTCTTTATTAAGAAACCCTTTTCGGTTCTTAATTTCTTGATAGGCCCCCTCAAAGCAGGTTACTAGGTCAAGATCTGCACAGGCACATCCCATTACCAATGTAACTAGAATGTCGCCATAGGCATCTTTGATTTCTTCCCTGTCATTATTTGATATTGCGGTAAACAATTCCAATAATTCTTCTTGGGTTTTCAATGCTTGAGCATAGGGTGTACTGTTCTGAACAATGCCACGAGCTTCACCCCACTGAATTACTTTCATTTCTATATCTGCATAGCTCATTGTTTTTCCTCTCCCCATGCGTTGATGGCTTCTTGTTTCAAATTGTTAATCAATGCGTTAACCTCATCCCAGTTATTCAAGTATTGCGTGTAGTAAGGGTCACCATCTTGACCAAAAGCCACTACTGGTGGGTTAATTGGCCCAAGGTTGTAACTTCCCATTCCCCACACATGGTCTTGCATACTAGCGTCATGGTTATAGCCTCCACTACGAATTCTGTTTAACTCTTGGTCATAGTATTTTTGTTGTTCAGGTGTCATGCTTATTCCTGTTCTAGTGGCACATCACGCCATTCACCTTGTGGTGTTGTTTCATAGCCAAACAAAAAATCAGAACTCCACCATTGCTGAAGGATTGTTTCTTTATGTGGATGGCTAAAGACTTCGCCATTTCGTGAATAACTGTCACGCTGTATAAAACGTAACTTCATTGTTGGTGTCATACCTCATCCTTATCAAAGGGGTCACCAAAGCTAGACATCATTCCTGTTTTGGTATTGAGGTAATCGCTACCAATCTTGGTTATCAGTGTGCCTTCATTGTCAATGTAGTCATTGCCAACTTTGTTAAACACATCACCATCTTGGTTGATCATCATGTTGTCGGTTTTGTTGTAGACATTACCTGAGAACAAGTCCATTAGAAATCTCATACTATCCTCCAGACAGTCATATTGCGTCCATTAGGACCCTTTACCCGAATGCCTGAATCTTCGATAAACCCTCTTTCTACCAAAGTAGAACGCCTGGCTCTGTAGGTAGATTTGTGGGTTTTGAAATGCTCATTCATCTGATCGTCTGTGAAGCCTTTACTGCCTCGCATGGCTGCATATTCATAGACTGCTGCCTCAATGTTTGGCAGGGCAAGCATGATACTTTTGGCGGCTTCTACTGAAGTGTCTTTAGCATCTTTGCGGAACAACTTAAATAAATTAATCATTACTTTCTCCTTAAAAAAATTGGGTGGGGGTACTCGCTACGTCCAACTGATGCAATCTTAAAAAAGTCTTGACTTAACAGTCAGCATCCGCTTTCCCCCCGATTTAATCAGAACGGGATGTCATTTGCCATGTCATCAAATCCATTGCCACCTTTGCGAGTGGGTGCAGAACTTTGACGGGCAGGTTTCTCACCATCAAATGGTTCTTTCCCGTTAATCCAACCATCCCAACTATGAACTGGCAACACATCAATTTTGAATGAGATATTACCCTCATCATCAATAAACACTGATCCGCATTTGGAATAGCGTTTTTTCATTTCGCCAGTTTTTTTGTCTTTGTACTCGCCTACTGTGGCGACTGCATCTAATCTTTTCATTTGCTTTCTTTCAATTTTTCTTTGTAGGCTTTAATAGCCGACCTTACTTTACTATCAGGGTTTAGCGTATTCCAAACCCTTAAACGAACTTCGTTATCCGTAATGGATTCCCATTCGCCATACATACCAGGCTCATCACCTGCTTCGTATCTCTCTTTGATGGCTGCCACAATAGCATCCACAAGCCCCGTATCGAACTCTGGAAGGTCTTCACCACTGTATATGTACATCCCGAGTCCATGCAGTGCAAGAGCTTTTGTCATGCAACGCATAATGGCCGTGTTGACATTAAAGCTATCCAACTTAGTGGTTACTTCTTTGCCATACTTATTGATTGTTGTTGTGCCTTCAATAGTGATTGGTTTGTTGTTGTTATCCATCACTGGTAATTGGCAGGTCATTGGTTTGCCAAACAATGTGACTGTCACCCAAACCATGCCAGTGCCATTGATATCCATATAGCACTTGTCACCAAACATCGTCACTTGAAAATGTGCGTTAGCGTCTGCCTTAAGAGCTTCTGCCCATGCCCAAGCCCATGATAGGTATGTCAGGTTGCCTTTTTTCTCTGTATGCTCGTTTACGTTCAGTTTGAGCAGGTCATTTACTGTCATGTTATACCTTGTGGTTTCTAAATGCATTGTCATATTCTTCCTTAATGATTTCCAACTGAGTGTTGTCATCAAGATCTTTAAAATCTACCCAATCCATCTCACCACAACAGACAAACTTTTGTCCTTTTGGTTGAACGCAATATGGGCAGTACTTTGTATAGGCGTACTCTTCTTTGTACTCAATGATGTAATTGTTCACGAGGTCACCCTGTCGATCAATTAGGCTTTGGAGATTCAAGTTTTTCTACTTTCTTAGCCAACAACCAATTGTCGCCAAGATATCGAATAGAACGAATCCATTGACGTTGGTAGCTACGAATTGTTTGGGGGGGTGCGTCATATGTTTGGAATAACTGACGTACATATTTGAGGGCGTGTGTGTTCATTACTTTCTCCTTATGACAAGATCTTGATTTCTGCATCATCACTGTCTGCAGTGACTGTGATTGTGAAGTTACCATCTTTTGTTCTAATGATAATTTCTCTGAATATTGATGTGCTAGTTTCGCTGATTGAACCAAGCTCAATATCAATGACTTTTTTGATGTCTATCTCTACCATTTTACTTTCTCCTTAGTGAAGTGAATCGTATGCTTTGTCAAAGAGTACATCACCATTCTGATCGGCTAGTTTGACTAGTTCCTCATCAGTTAGTTTTGTGCCATCTTCGTAACAAGCGTAACTGAAGTACGCATCTGCGAAATCGGGATAATCCCTACTATCGACACCATCTACTTCGATATCGATAACTTTTCTGCCGTTTAGTGTTGCCATTACTTTCTCCTTGAGAACCTTTAATGTGCCATGGCTAAAAAATTATTTGTATTAGGATAAACCCTAATAGACAGACAAAAAAACAACACTAATATTCTGAGCATGAACATTGAACAATCCGAACAAGCCTGTGCTGAAGCACTCCTTGCTTACGCCTACAATTTAGTTATAACTTACAACCAACACCCTGGTGACCGAGATGCTGCCATGGTTGGTTTAATAGCTAGAGCATTGGAGCTTCATGTGGAACGACCAATAAACATAATTGGGATGTACCAATGAAAACAACTGACAAGTACGATCCTGTTATCCAGTGCATTGGGAAGCATCCTTTTCCTACATTCACTGTGGCAGACTCTACAATCAACAGGAAAAGAGATCATTCTTTTCAGATCTACAAATGCCCCCACTGTGCGTTTTTCCACATAGGGCATTCCACTACGAATTACAAGAACTTGAAGCGTAGTCAAAAATAGGTTATATTAATTTGAAACACGGCTAGGTTTGGGGTTGCTCCCAAGCCGAAAAGAGTTATCCCTTCTCCTGCCGAAGTTTCTTTAAAGGGTGTTTAAAAAGCGGATTTTATGCACTACTATCAGTTTCACATAGGTGACTATATGAGTCACACACGCCATTTATCGCTATACGAAGATTTGGCTTACAGGCGGTTATTGGACTTCTACTTTCTCCATGAGCAACCCATCAAGCATCGGGATGTTGCCCGTCAGATTGGCATGAGAGAGCATGAAGAGGATGTTTTGACAGTCCTGAATGAATTCTTTTTATCAACCCCTGAGGGCTTTGTTAACCCAAGGGCTGACAAGGAAATTCAACAATATAAAGAGTATTCTGAAGCAGGAAAACGTGGGGCAGCTAAGAGGTGGTCAAAGCCCCCTCATGGGGAGGCTAATAGCCCCCCTAATGCTACCCCAATAGCAACCAATAACCATAAACCATTACCCATTACCCATAAACCAATAGTAGAGAAGTCACAGCGTGGCTCACGCCTCGCCAATGATTGGGTTTTGCCAAACGAATGGGAATATTGGGCTAACAAGCAAAGACCTGATTTGAATGCCATGCAAGTAGCAGATCAGTTCAAAGATTTTTGGTGTGCTAAACCTGGCAAAGATGGGGTGAAGTTGGATTGGGCAGCCACTTGGCGTAATTGGGTGAGAAACCAAAAAGCACCAAAGATGAACCCTGCCGACATTGTGAGAGTCACTGTTGCTCCATCAAACCTGCCAGACCCTGCTTTGGAAAAGATCAAGGCAGATGAAAAGAAAGCTTCTCCGATGCCTGACCATATCCGACAAGCAATGGAAGCATTGCGGAGAAAAGCATGAAGGTATTACCTATCAACGCATTTGAAGTTGAGCCTTGGTTGCTTGAAAAACATTATGCCAAGCGTATGTGTCCAATATCTTATGCTTTTGGACTTTACATTGATGAGCAACTGGTTGGTGTTGTCACTTATGGAATGCCAGCTAGTCCTAATCTTTGTATGGGTGTCTGTGGTCTTGATTTCAAAGACAAAGTTTTAGAACTTAACAGACTTTGTTTAAATGATGGCGTTAAAAATGGTGCTTCATTTTTGGTAAGCAAGAGTTTGCAAATGTTGCCAAAGCCCACAATAGTTGTTTCATACGCTGATACAGCTATGGGTCATGTTGGATACATCTACCAAGCCAGCAATTTTCTGTTTACTGGAACAACAAAAGAAAGAACAGACATGGCTGGTGAGGATGGAAAACATAGCAGACATAGCTTTGGTAATTCTGAAATAAGAGTTAACAGAAGTGCTAAACACCGATATGTTTATTTTGTTGGAAGTAAATCACAAAAACATAACCTGTTAAACCAATTAAATTATGAAGTTTTGCCATATCCTAAAGGTGATTCTCAAAGATATGACTCAGGCATTTCTGTAAAAACACAACAACTTTTATTTGTATGACACACTCAGAAGCAATGAGAATTTTAGACAAAGTGAGGGATGGCGTTCCCTATCCAATAAAAATAATCCGCATGGCCTTGGAGCTTACTGGTGACTTACAGCAGAAAAACGATTGAAAACCCTAGCGACAGAGTTATCTTGGAAAAAGCAGAAGCTCGTGAGCTATACCGCAATTGGGAGGTATCCCAAAATAGGGACCTTATTCGAGCTAGGCTTGAACGAGCAGAGCGCATATATGGCAGCGGTGCAAGAGACAGAATCCGGTCCTATATGGCCCAAATGAGAGAAGGAACACTTGAATGACTTTTATGCTGACATACATGGTAGAGGGCAATCCTATCGGTAAAGGCCGACCAAAATTTGCTAGGCGGGGAAACTTTGTTTCTGCCTACACACCCACCAAAACTAGAGATTACGAATCTGTAATCAAAGAAGCTGCCCAAAAAGCCATGGGAAGCAATGAACTGCTAGAAACGCCTGTAACAGTCGCAATCTACATCACAGTACCTATCCCTCAGTCCTACTCCAAAAAGCGCACAGAGGCTTGTTTAAAGGATATTGAAAGGCCAATTAAGAAGCCGGACATCGATAACATTGCAAAATGCTTTTTAGATGCCATGAACGACATTGTTTACAAAGACGATACCCAAGTGCTGACGCTCCATGTGACCAAAGTTTATGGCACTGTTGGCATGGTGGAGGTCATGGTTAGGGAAGATTTGGACTAAGGGTAAGTCCCTATATAAATAATCAAGATTTCAAGATACAGTAACTACATCAACACATTTTTTAGGAGAAAGTAATGCACACAATCAATTTTGATGCCACAACAGGCGCAGGTGATGTAGACGTTAAGGTCACTATGTCTTTCAAGGCAGATAAGTATTCAACTTGGGCTGAGAACATTGAGATGGTCACATTCAATGGCATGGACATCATGGGTTTGATGACAGATGAGCAGTTTGCTGACTTGGAAGCCAAGGGTATCAGAGCCATTGAAACCCAGCGTCATTGGGAAATTGTGAACCACGAGCCATGAGCAATCGAACGATTTGGACTTTAGTAATTATTGGCTTAATTGCTTTTTGGACTTTGATGATTGGATTATTTTTATGAACACCCCAATGCCTGACGATTACATCAAACGACACCTTGGACCATGGCGGTCTTTGGAAGAGATCATTCGGTGGGTAGAAGCCTACCATGGCATTTATGAGCCTAAAGGCTGCCCACCCTGTAACAACCACTGTAACCAAGGCAGAGACTGCCCCGCTAAAAAATGATGCCACAAATAGACATTGGTGCAAGATTCG